ACTTCCCAAGGATACACACTTTCTTCTGCGGCCTGTTCCTGTTTTAAAAGCCAACCACAAAGGTCATCATAATGGTATCTGGTGTTGATGATAATGATGGCTCCATTCGGCATGATACGAGTGCGTAAGCCAGCAGGATACCATTCCTTGATATACCTACGACCTGCTTCAGAAAAGCTGTCTTCTTCCGACATAACGTCATCAAGTAGTGCCACATGAGCACCACGACCTGCCACCTGACTTCTAACACCCGCCGCATAGTAAGAACCATTTTTATTTGTTTTCCATTTTCCTGCTGCCTTAACGTCACTACGCAAAGACACACCCTTAAAGATACGCTGAAACTTCTCTGTGTTCACAATATCCCTGACAGATCTACCGAAGTCACTGGCAAGCTGATCTGAGTGCGACACAGACATTATCTCATGATTCGCATAATTCCCAATATACCAAGCTGGAAACAGCTTACTACATATTAATGACTTTGAAGAACGTGGTGGTAGAAACACCATAAGTCTTTTCACATCACCTTCTACCACACCCTGAAGCTTTGCACACAGCAGTTCTATGTGTCTGCCCATTTCAAAGTCAGAAACCAGTGTGGGCGCAAACATCTTTACAAAGGTAAGGAAGTCTTCCCTTGCTCTTGCATTTGCATATCTATTCATACTGTCCTTTAGACGTATGTAGTCACCCATACCAGATAGTTCTGGTAAGTCACCTTCTTCAATATGTGTATCTAACATTTATATTTTTGTTCCCTGCTTTATATCACATTTAAACGACAGCATTCTTACTGGCGGTGTTGGTGGTGCCGATATAAAATCCTGCATCATATGAGCAACACGTGCCTTACATTCCAGTTCTGTTTTGTAAGGTCCATATCTGTCTGTCAATTGTACACAAGAGCCATCGATAAAGCAAGCTAAAATTATAGCCGTAAACATTTTTTTGTGCCTAATAATTAATCAGTTGCCTAAAAATTAGGCAGCTTTGATTTTTTTATTGTAACACACTTGCATGTTGTATAAAAGTATGTTATTTTTATCTAGTCCTGCCAAGGATAAATACATACCTACACAACCCCGACACACCCCACATATTAATTATCTATATTCAACAACACATACCACTGTGGGCGATACTATCTAATTAGCCGCCACGATGAAACACCCTTTAATTTTTGAAAATTTATTTCAGGGTCATATATATATAATAAATACAAGGCAATTTTTTTGGTGGGGGTTTTTATATAGACTTCTTAAGTCTATAGAAAAATCCCCAAAGAATCCTTTTCTCAGCAAATCTGTCAAAGTTTTGACAGATCAGAACAAGATCTAAATAAATCTGTAAAGATTTCTTTAGATCTTTTTTTTGTCAATAAATTGACAACACCGTAGTGTCAAAAGATTGACAAAGACCCCCTATATCCCCCTAGTTTTGCCAAGAATTAACCCCTAAAGGGTTAATAGTGTCAATTTCCTGACACTTCGGCAATCTTCCCAAATCCACCGAAAAACTATCCAAGTTTCTGAATTTAAATAAAAAAACTTCCATAACTATTTAAAAATAGTTAGTTTTTTTATTTATTTTTTAGCAATCGGCTTCATCGATCCGTCAATCTTTTGACGATCTGATCTGATCATTTTGACGATCACGGCAAGGGGTTTTTGACGATCCGATCAACACCGTTTTGACGACACAAAAACGCCAGCAAATCAGCAAAATAATATATCTCTCTCTCACCCTTTAGGGTGAGATAAGAGAGAGATATATTGTTCTTGGCAAATCGCCCAGCCAAATCTCGACAATTGGGTGATCGATCAACAACACGGAAAGGAACACAACACCATGATCGAAATATTGGACGCAATAGCCGGAACATATGTTCTGACATTCATCACGGCTCCGGTGTGGTTGCCAGTCGTTTTATGGGTTCACGAATTCATCAGGTTTGTGAAAAATTAATATATCTCTCTCTCACCCTTTAGGGTGAGATAAGAGAGAGATATATTGTTATCCAAAAATCAACCGATCTGGAAAGGAAAGATCATGTTTCAAGTAGCGGTCAAAACTAGCAATGGCTGGTGGAAGTTTTCAAATCTTAAATTCAAAAACGCAAAGGATGCGATCCGTGAAGCACGAGAAAGAGAAAGCATTCAGGGTTTGCGTTATGCGGTCTATGCCAACATGCTTGGCAAATCTGAACAAATCTTCACAACACGGTGAAAGGAAAAACACAAAATGAAAAACTCAGTTTTTGAATTCAAAAGGCCAGACGGTGGCGTGATATATTGCTATGGCGAATGTGAGCCATATCAGAATTTTGACATTGCCTGCGATAACGAAAATTATGACGGTATCTGGGCAGGTGATGACGGATTTGACGGTCCGTATACATGGCGCAATGTGTGCGAATATCTGCTGAAAAATTACAGGCCGGATATCGTTCAGCTTGTGGCTGTATAAAAACCATGGGGATTGATTGACAATGTTGATCAATCCCTTTATTTATTAATCAATACCAACGGCAAACAACAAAGAAAGGAACCTTGCCATGATTGATAAAAACTATGCTTCTCATATCCGTGAAAGCAACAAAGCTTTACGCCAGCAATATGACGCCGATCAATTGGCGGCAGAATGCAGGACCGTTGCCAGACAACGGATAGCCAATGCAACACGTCCAGACGGAACCCTGATCTGGACCAAGCTTCCGCAATTGATCACAACAAATCCGAAACTGGAGAAGACACCAGACGGATTGGAAATATTGACAGGTGGTTTTGCTGGTGCTCCAAGCTGGGCCAGTGGTTACAACATGTGTTCCAATGCCAGCAATGGTTGCGGCAGTGTTTGTCTATTCGGATCTGGGCATGGTCAACGGCATATGATGCACAACGGATTACATCCAGTCTGGATTGCCCGAATTATTCGGACGATCCTGTTCATGGAATACCGTGACCAGTTTATGCCAAGACTGTTCAAGGAAATAGAGCGGCATAATCGCAAAGCGGCAAAGCTTGGCGCATTGTCTGCTATCCGTCTAAACATCATGACCGATATCAAGTGGGAACGGTTCCCCGAAATATTCCAAGCTTTCCCCGATACCGTGTTTTATGATTATGCAAAAGATCCGACAAGGGATGTATCGCATATCCCCAATTACAGTCTTACATTCAGCAGATCAGAGCGTAACGATCTGTTCACGGACATGATGTTTGACAAGGGAATGAACGTGACCGTGGTGGTCCGTGTCAAGAAAGGGCAACCATTGCCCGACACGTTCCGTGGTAGAAAAATGATTGACGGTGATCTGCATGATTTCCGTCCTAGTGATCCGGCTGGTGTGTGGGTTGGTCTGCGCCCGAAGGGTAAGGACGCATGGAATGATGTGTCCGGTTTTGTAGTAGATGTTCAGTAAAGGAAAGGAAAAGAACATGGACAAGCAAGACAAAGAATATTTCGATTATGCTGGCAAAGAATTGTTGGGCCAGCATGTGGGTGAAGACAACGCATTGGAATTCTTTGCGTTGCGTTCTGGAAAATGGGATGACCTGCGTGGTGAACCTGAATATGATGATGGCACGACATGGCTGTTGAAATTCTGGGCCAGCGTCAAACACGATCCCGATCAGCCTGTCGAATTCGATCAGGAATATTTCGCCGAACAAGTGGTGAAGTGGTATTCGGGAATATATGCCGACAGATGTGGATGTGTGCATGACTGTTGTGGTCATGCCTTTACTGCCAACATGGACATACACCACAAAAGCAGTGGTCCTATATATGACCATCAAGAAAGGATGCACTACACCCCCCATACTTGGACCGCAATCATTAGCAACGGAGTGAACCTATGAGCAACATCAAACTAGACAACCTGTCGATGATCCAGCACGATGGCGGGATCGAATTATGGGATGGCACGGAAATCCAGAGATGCTACAACGTGGCGTCACTGATCCATGCCCTGACGTTCTATCAAAAGCATGGCGAATTGGAAACCACCGCCCTGATGGAAGAACACATGTATGGCGATCACGAAGAATAGGAGAAGAAAAATGCGTACAGAAAAATTTACCATGAAAGAATTCAAAGCCCTGCCCCGCAACAAGGACGGTGACATCGATCCGTATGTGCTGTCCGATGATTTCATGTGGTTTACTGAAAAGCAAATCGACATGCTGTCGGATGACGACTGGCAAAGGGTTGACGAATACCAAGAGGAAGGGTATATCATGGCCCAAGACTTTTTGAAATATGAGTATGACGGACTGAAGGAGATTGACTAATGACTGAAATCAACATCGTGATAGATGGCGAAGCCGCCACAAAAATACACAAGTATGCTTT